CTGTACCTTTTTCCCACCAAGTATCAGTATCAAAACCACCATTAGTAACTAAATTAGTACCGTATTCGGGAACAGGCTTTATACTATAAGCCTTTCCATCTTTTCCCGCTTGTCCGCTTGGCAAGAATACTAAACTTGCATCGTCAAAAAAACTCATATCGTTAAGGGTTTTGAGTTAGAAATTCAACATCAGTAGTAAGACAAGTAGTATTTTCTACACTACCACCATCAGCCTCTACACGAGTTTTAAACGCACTAACAAGTTGAGGTGCAATGCTTCCTAAATTGGCATAGACTATACCCCATCCAATTGCGTTATCTCTACCAACCCCCCACCAAGTGGTATCATATATCTTTCCGTAGCCTTCTAAATCACTCATTGCTTATCTCTCTTTGCGGCCTTGGATAAGTAAACTCGTAGTTTCTTTACATTGGCCGGTTTTGGTTTGTATGTCTTTATAGTTGCCATCCGTTAAATGTGCTGTCTTTTGAAGGATAAACGTCATCGTTCACATTCTGATTGTACTCCGGGAAGAGATTCTGATTGAACGACATATGATCAATGAATCTCCTGGTATAGTATTCTGCTAGGTTCCTTTCCTTTTCAATCAGGAAGGACAGATCCTCTCTTCCTACGGTCTCTCCGTTTTCTACCTGCTTCTTATATACTCCTCCGTTGCTTGCAGTGAATGCAGCAAACGGTAAGTATTCAGTCATTGCCCAATGGATCAACATTGGCTGCACGTATGATTCTACCAATGTTTGGTAGTCTCCGGTAAGTGTACCGGCTATTATGTCCGTTGATATTCTGTCGTAGAGCTTTGATCCTAGATATTGCTGCACGTGAATCTCCTGGGCAATCTTTATAAATTGTATGAACTTGTCCGTATCCACATTCCCTGAAAGAAACGTGTTGCGAACTAGATCGTCTCGTCTTATGAATAATGCTGTAGCCATTAGATACCGGGTTGTATGTCTTTAGGACTCTTTGGGTTGAGGAATCCTTTGTTCTTCATTTTATTTGGAACTACACTAACCTTGTTAGGATTCGTTGGTGGATCGAAGCCTGCTCTTCGTGCTTGGCTTCGACTTACTGTCTTTGCATTAGGAGATCCAGGATCCGGTCTTACTCCGTTTCTACTCATATAGGTTTTACGAAGCCATTTGTGGTGGCATCGTGGTCCTCCTTTGTAGAGCCATATTGAATAGGTTGCAGCTCCTTCCGGTCCGAAGCCGGCATTGACTGCTCTGTTATCCAGGGCCACAATATCTTCTTTTCTGTAGACCTTATTTGCAGACATCATCTTGCGGCAAAACTCACGTTCCGGAGATTTGCTACCGTCATATTGGTAACGGACCAAGAACAATACACCGTCTTTCTCTGCATCCTGCTCACTCTTTGCTCTTGGACGAGCTGTTCCAGTGCTCGCCAAGCCTATCATCTTATCTAGGGCTTCTTCTTGATCATAGTCGACTTCCCTCTCGTCAACTAGTTCCCATTCTTCTTCGTTGATCTCCTCTCCTAGATCGATAAGATCATCTGCTGATGCGTTAACTGAATCCTCCGGGACGCAGTTAGGCACCTTCTTGCCGTCCTTCATCTTTGTGCCTACCATCACATATCCAGGCTCGCAAGGATCGTCTGCATCTTTCAGCTCTGTTCTGCATCCACAGTCTGCTGATAGCTTTTCTCCAGTCTCTTTCTCTTGCTCTTCTTTTGTTACTGCAGCACTCCGGTCCGTAAACTCTAATGGCTGTAGTGTCTTGAAGTATAGATCTAGGTTTATTCCGTTGACTGCAAGTATTTGGTCCAGGGCATTGATAATCTGTTCTTGGAACGGACGTATCACTGTATTGTCAAAGAGCAGTGTTGCTGTCTCTATCTCTTCAGCGTTGTTTCCTAGTCCACTATTGTCCTTTATACCTAGAAGCATTGGAGAGGTAACTCTGTGAGCTACCATCAGCTTTTGCATTGATTCTCCTGATAGGAACTCGTATTGTGCGGCTGCATCCGACAGCTGCACCGGATCTATTGTAGCAGCAAGCTCTTTGCTCTCATTGAATGCGATGATTGCTCTTCCTGCATTGCTTGATCCTGACCACTTCTCTGTGATGCGCTGCTCTATCAACATACGCTCCTCCTCATCAGGTACTCCGTTGTTGAAGTTGATAAGCATACTTGGAGCCATTCCATTCTTGATGTTATTCAAGTGATAGTTGGCTATCTCCTCTTCTAGTTCAGCGTATGGTATCCCACCTTGATAGTCTACCGGGCTGTAGTAGTAGTATCCTGCTTTGTATGGTCGGACTACTAGTATCTCTAGGCCTTCGTTGCTTGTACCGAATGCCGGTATGCGATCCGGCATTTTATTCGGAGTGAGCTTGGTCCAATCAGCACAGTAGTAGTATGCTTCTATCTCTCCTTCTTCGTTCATCTTCTCTGCTCGAAGTGTTTGGATAGGCATATGCTCCACTTGAGCTACCTGACGGTCCTTGGTGTATATAATCTGAAATGCACACTGGCCCATCATTTTTAGATCTGCTGTGACCTTTCGTAGACAGTCTGAATGTATCAAGGAGCGCATTGCAGCGTATTCTTGAGGCTTTCTGCTGCTGTCTGTAGCATCTAGTCCTTTTCCGTAGATAAGGTCGCTAATCGCATTTATGATAGCGTTGTTCGTTGGACTACCATTGTATCTATCTATCAGGTATTGATAGTAGTTGTTATCTGCTCCATACTCTACCCAGTCTTTATTCCGTTGTTCGGTTATTTCAGGCTTGGTATAGCTTGATAGACTGATGCTGTGTACCTTCATCATATCGTTATGTATTCGTTTGCGTTTGCTTTGGCATAAGAAGTGTACTGTCCTTGATTCACACTGTATCTATCAAAGTCCGTTTGACCGGTCAGATACATTATTCCTCGATAAACTTCTGTAGCTTCTATTTTAATTACGAAACTATGAAAAGATTCAACGGTTTTAAAAGTATGTTCAAATTGAATCACTTCGTAATTGCCTACTGTTGAATGCTCACTGCTTTCAATAGTGACAGTTTCATTCATCTGCTCATCCGTAATCACTATAGTATAGTTTTGACCTATTGCTATGCTTCGAGGTATAACCTTAATGATGTGTGGACTTCTGTTATTCAGTATGTGCATATATAAGTAACTGCGTTTTTGGGTTTTGTCCCAAAAAAAAAGACCGGCATTTTATCGCCGGCCTTTCTTATCTATCTCCTAGGGCTGATTAGGAGTTCGTTCCTTCAACTACAGTAACTGTTGATGTAGCTAATCCAGTAAACGGATCGGCTGCTGTTGCACCTGATAGGAAGTTAGCCGGTAATACCTCTTGGCCCGAGAAAGCCAATGTGTATCCGGATAAGTCTCCCATTGCAGCACCAGTAACTATTGTTCCACCGGTTACCTCTGCACCGTGTTCCAAGCCCATCGCAAAACAATTGTCGTTGTAATCTTGTACGAAGATTTGTGGTCTTCCGTAAGCAAGTAGCTTCACTTCGTTGTTATCTTCCTTACTCAATTTTGGTAGAGTAAGATTCAATGTCTGCTCAAAGAACGTTGTTCCGTTCTCTCTGCTCGAAGTAATCGCTTGTTCGAATGAGCTATTTCCTTTTAGCTCATATTTGTAAACTGTAAAGTCCGCAGCGAAGTCTGTGATCTCTCCGTCTGTTCCTAGTGTTGCTGCACCACTATCACCGTAATCGGCAAAGTATACTGCAGTGATTCCACCTACTACGTCTTTACAAGGAGCCTTGCGGCCCTGGGTTAAATCGCACGCCATTTTATTTCTTTTTTATTATTAAAAAGGGCAAGCAAGCTGTTGCCTACTTGCCCTCTTGTATTAGTTAATACCTACTTATTAATTGTAGAGTACGATTTCAGATCCGATGCCGTATTGGATACCTGCTGTAAAACGCATTATCACGCGACAATTCTGTGATCCGTCAAGGTCGGCCATATCTAATAACTTCACCTCGTTGTGATCGCTCAATAATCCAGTACCGAAGAACAAGTTGCTCTTCTGTGCTGCTGCCATTGTATCGTCAGCAAGACCTGGACATACGAAGATCTTCACACCATCGAAAGCCAAGTTTTGACCTGCTCCGTACCACATTGTGCCTTGGTTTTGGTAACCGTTAGCACCGACACCTGCAATACCTACATTGGCAGCGGCTTCTTGTATACTTACTGAAGCAAATCCACCTAATGCACGAACGTAAGCACGAGCAACGTTAGAAGATACGTACAAGTACAAGTCTTCTTTTCCGTATACTGCAGTAGGGATCACGTCAACGACCTTACCCATTTCTTCAATAACGTTTGTTGCTGTAACAGAAGTACCAGTCACATCGATAACGTCTGAATCTGCTTCCCATAGTGTTTCGAAACCGTCAAACTCTCCTGGGTTAGCATTAACTCCTTGCCAA